CCAATCTGGTAAAGGAGCTTTGAAATGGCAACACAGCACCCCCCTGGTATAGAACATTACAACTCTGCATTTAATCGTGCCGGGCTACGCGCGCTGGGCTATACGCTTGAGTCAGCATTACGCGTTAAAGCCATCAGCATCAGCCTGTTTCGCTCTGCTCAGGCACTTGCCAACCCCAAACCTGTAGCGCACATGAAAGGGGCACAACGTGATTAATCAAATCCCCAACAAAGAAGATAAGTGGATCCGTGTGCCAGTGAGTGCGTTGCAAAAGGTCTCTGACCACTTATGCAACATAGATTGCATTCAAGCGAGATTACTTAGTGGAAGCATTAAAGATGAGGTTGGTAATGCCCATAGAGCGTTGATTGAGGCGCTTGGCAATAACTCACACTTGGTTTATGCCAAAGAAGAAACCGAGGCACACCATGCCTAATGTCCGCGATCTAGTAGAAAAAGCCAAACGCTTCTTCCCTCACAGCAAAGGTATGCGCAAGGCTTGGGTGCGTAAAACAATTGCACTCCATCAAAGTGGCCGCCATGCACTGAATACTGGCGGATGGAAGAATGGAGGCCGCGTATGAATATACAAGACCATTCTCAACGCCAATTCATGCTGGAATGGAATCACTGTGGTCGTTTTAAAACTTGGCAGCTGGCGTTATTGGTGATTGGGGCCATGTGCATCTTGGCTGGCGGCGCACCTTTACTGTGTGATTGGGTGAGCAGTCTATGATTGAAGAACGCATCCTTGCCAGCCTTAAAGGCGTGGTATCTACCGCCCCTACCACAGCTGATGACATTGCAGACAGACTGGATATCCATATTTCTAGAGTTAATCTTGCACTGGATAATCTGTATGAGGGCAAGGCCATCGGTCAAGCCACACGCGTCAAATTAGGAGTTAGTGCGCGTCTGATTTGGCCAACTGGGCTGCCCTATCGCAAAGCGATACCACACGCACCAAAACCAACTACAACCAACCGCACAGAGAAAAAAGAAGCGTCAACACCTAGCCCGAACAATGATATGACGTGGCAACACCTACGCACCCCACCCAAACAGGAGCCCAATATGCAAACTGAGTCAAAAAATGAACTTATCGTGCCTAAAAATGCTAATGAGGCCGGCATTAAAACGGCTCAGAAAATATTGCGCTTGCTTTTTGCAAATACCAAGGCATCAAGCCCCCAAGTGCGCAAAGCATGCAATATTGCTGTGATTGATTCATTCATCAAGCCATATTTAAGAAAAGGCTACTTATCGAGACATTTGGACGACAACAAAATCGCTATTTACCAAATCACCCCAACTGGTCGTCTACACGGCTCAGCTGATGCTTTATACGCAGTTGGCAGCCAAAAATCGCCCAATAACAATTTAGCCAAGCCAATCATCGATACAAAAGCCAGCGTAGTGGAACCTGTTAGCGAAACCATAAAAGCACTGGGCAATATTATTGAAGATATGCCAATAAACCACGCTGCAGAACAGCTCAATGAAGGTGAAATTAAAGTCCATCTAAATAACGATACTTATATCGACAAACCTGCCGCAATAGAGGCTGCCAAGCCTATACGTTTTGCATTTACTAGCGATCATACATTGATGATTTTAGGCATTGATTATTCCCCAATTGAACTCAGTAAAGCTGATACCGACAACCTTTTTGATTTTGTTGTAGCTACTGCTGGAATTCATGCTTAGCAGCCTGAGCCTGGCTTTAATCGCACTGGCATTCACCCTACCAGCACAGGCAGACGGCAGCAAAGAGCAGCAAGAAGAAAATAAGTGCGAAGGCAATTACACCATGTACACGCACCCAAATAAGCAGTGCAGAGAGCAATTAAGGCAGGAGTACGAGGCACTAATTAAGGCCTATTTGAAATTTAAAGCAGCAGATTTACTTACCACTAAAACCACAGGAGAAAGCCATGAATCAACCCGTTGAGAAATTTAACGAAGATGAAGTCGCTGCAGACGTTAAAGCAGCGCCGGCACATGAATTTGTAACCGTGCCTGAGACCACCCTACCCAATGGCCATATCGTGCCAAGTTTTCAGGTGGGCAAGTATCACGCTAAAAAGTCAGACGATAACACCATCATCATTGCGGCCGATGGTAAGCCATGGCACAGCATCAACTACCACGATGCACGTAAAGCGTGTACCGATGCCGGCCTAAGTTTAATCACAGAAACACAGTACCTAGCGATTGCCTACCAAATCACTCAACAAGATGCCAACTGGACAGGCGGCAAAGTGGGTGAAGGTGAGGTATATCGCGGTCTACATCAATGGACACTCAGCGAGGCACAAGACGGCCACTATGAAAGCTCAGAGGCTATCGAACGCCGCTGGCATGTGCTGGCGAATGGTGAACGCGTGTATGACTTCTCCGGCAATATTTTCAGCTGGGTATTTGATGATCTACACGGTGGCGATGATGGCGTAATCAATAAACGCTTTAAAGATGATGATCCCACACTGACTACAGCACCCTATCCAAGAAATGAAAAAGGCATGGGCTGGCGTCCTGATGGTGGCCGTGATTGGTCCGGCTGCGCGCTCATGCGGGGCGGCTCCTGGGGCTCCGGCCGCAGCGCTGGGGTGTTCTACGTCGACATCGGCTGGCCTCACGACGTCTACGGCGGTGTTGGTTTCCGCTGCACCAAGAACAGTCTCTAGTCACTGGCCACTCTCGCGGTGAGCTTGCTCACAGCGGTTATTAATCTACAGGAGAAACACTATGAACCAAGTAGCAGTAAACACTCAATTTGAACCACAAGGGCTATACAACAAATTTAACGTAGCTCGCACCGATGGCAAAGACGCACCAGGCGGCACACATGAGCATGACCAATACTTTGTGCTTAACCTCACTACAGATAGACATTCATTGGTGGCCCTAGGCGCATACGCTAAATCATGCGAGAACGATTACCCAGTGCTGGCCAGCGATCTACGCGCCATCATCCGCAGCAACGATGAAAAGCTAAACGAGTTTGTCACAGTACCTGAGACCACTCTACCCAATGGCTTGGTGGTGCCTTCTTTTCAAGTCGGTAAATACGCGTGTAGCAAATCTGACAGTGGCAGCGCCATTATCACTGCCGATCGCAAACCATGGCATTCCATCAGATTTTTTGATGCAGTTGAAGCTTGCAAACTATCCGGACTAAACCTGATCACTGAGACTCAGTACCTAGCCATTGCCTACCAAATCACTCAACAAGATGAGAACTGGACCGGTGGCAAAGTGGGCGAAGGTGAAGTGTATCGTGGTCTATACAAAGGCAACCTAAACGAGGCACAAGACGGCCACTATGAAAGCTCAGAGGCTATCGAACGCCGCTGGCATGTGCTAGCGAATGGTGAGCGTATGTATGACTTCTCCGGCAATATTTTCAGTTGGGTATTTGATGATGTTCAGGGCGATGAAAAAGGCGTGATTGCAAAGCCATTTTCCGATGACTCTATCACTAAAACTACCTGCCCCTACCCAAGCAACACCCATGGTATTGGCGATACATCCGTTGGCAACGATTGGTCCGGCGTCGCGCTCCTTCGAGGCGGCTTCTGGGTCTCCCGCCGCGGCGCTGGGGTGTTCTGCGTCAGCTACGACTGGCCTCACCTCGCCGGCGTCAATGTTGGTTTCCGCTGCACCAAAAGTCTCTAGTCACTGGTCACGCCCGCTGTGAAACGGCGGGCGTTTTAAGGAGTATTTAATTGAGCATTGATATCACCTTCGGCGATGACAATCCACACGTGGACATTGCCAACACGCTGCAGCAGGCATACCCAAATCACCTGGTACTAGTGCAGGCTGGCACGTTCCTACAGGCGTTTAACCAGTCTGCGTATCTGCTGCACGTGCTGAAATCATACAAACTCAACTTGGCAGGCACTACGGCCAAGCCACATCTACGCGTGGGCTTTCCAATGGCCAATCACAAACAGCGGTTATGGTCACTCACGGATGAGCATGGCTTGGCTTATGTCATACACACCAAAGATGGCACTCAGATATCAGATGAAACATCCAGTACGCTCATGGACACCATCACGCCGGATATCGTTAGCCAAGTTCTGCAGGATCTAGTCACGGATAAGCAGCTGCGCACAGCAAATACTACAAAGGCGTTGGCCAATCCGGAAACGCAGGACTTTCTGTTTAAATCCAAGGCAGCAGATCTCGATTACCAGCTGCTGCAAGATGTGATGAAGCTACCACGCGATATACGTGCAACATGGGGCGAGAACGTTCG